ACCGAATTTTACTGCAAATACAAAGAACAAACAGAATGGTGGGACAGCGGCGATCTTGTTGAATTTAACAGTGCAGATGAATTTAGATTGTCTGGAAGAAGATACAATGCATTTAAAATGGAAAATTGCGGCGACAGGGTATATCCAGAACAAATTGAAAAAGTTGCTATTGAAAATGGTGCAAGTTTAGCACTATGTAGGAAAGTTGCTCATGAATGTGTTGTGTATTACACTGGAGATTTAGATGTTGAAAACTTTACCAAACAACATAAATGTGCATATGAAATTAAACCCATCAAAGTAAATGAAATTAAAGTAGATGACAATCTACGTAAAATTTCTAGGAATCAAGAATTTGTATAGATTTGAAGCGTACGACGGATCACAAGATCTAACACAATGGTTTGAAGATGCAGAAAAGCATGGATACTACAATAATAGTAGTAAAGAAATGCTTATTGATTATATTGCAAAATACGAAGATGCAACTCTATTTTTACTTTACTACAACGATAAAATTGTAGGTAACAGTGTAGTGCATAGTTTAAAAAGCCTAGGTATACTAGGAAAAAATGCCTATCGTATTGGTGCTAGAACTTGCTTAGTTAGAGACCATATTGACGGTAATAGAGTTTATGCTCCTAGATCGTGGGGACCAATAAATCATCATACGCTACAAATGTTATTTCCAATTTGCATTGAACATGTTGGTAGAGATAAACCAGTTTATATCAGTACGCACGAAGGCGGTGTAGGCAGTCAAAACCGTGTTCATAGAGTTTGGACTAAGCGTTTTACTAATCAACTCGGTGTAACAAAAGATCCAATTGAACTAGAATACAAAGGCACATTTCAAACATTTTATCGTATCGACGTTGATCGCTTGTACGAATTGTTAAAAGATGCAAGATGGCCTGAAGCAGAACAAGCTGTTCCGCTTTTTAGTTAAACATACTTTTTACAAAGTTCAAAAAAATCTGACATTTCAGGAAACGCTGCGGTAAAATCATTTCCGCGGCGTTTGTCTTGTTCTGTAAAGAAGTTATGAAAATCTCTACGTCCTTGAATAATTTTATCCAATGGATATTCTGTAGTTTCCATGTAGTCTACAACTCTACGAAACTTTTCATACTCAATAGTACTAAAGGCATCTTTACGATTATCATCTACGTTCTCTTTTATAAATTGTAAATGATCATACATATAACTCATATAATTTTTTGGCAGTATGTTGATATCGTATTGCAATGGCTCTTTTAAATGTGGTGTATCAAAACCCAAACGCTGCCATCTGTGTGTTTCAACATCGTTGTACTTAGCACGCCATTCTAATATTTTTTCTAATAGTGTGCGGAATGTTGTTACACTGAATATGTTAAACGTAATCATCAACACCATAGGTGCTTCACAGTTACGCATAAAGTAATCCAAGTTGCGTTCAAAAACTTCGATGTCTAATCCGTCACGTATGTATTCTGCACGTTTGCCCCAAGTGTCAATACTTGTAAACATTTTAAAACGTTTTATTTTATTGTCTGTTAGTAAGTCATTTACACGGTTAGTAAATTTTTCTAGTTGCTTTGGTTTACCGCCTAAGTTGCTGTTACAGTTTAGTTCTAGCTCTGGTTTAGGATCTGCGTCTAACATATCAAACAGTTTGTATGTGCTTTGTTGTATTGTTGGCTCGCCTCCTGTAATACGTAGTATGTGTAGCTCTTTACTAAGCTCAGGCCACCACCGCCAAAATGCATCTAAATATGGATTATTTTCTTCTTCAAATATTTGAAACCAGTCAATATCACATCGGTGATTTTTTACGTTTGTGTACGGACCGTGCTGTTTGATTTCTTGATAGTATCTGCTGCTGGCTTTGGGATGACAGTATCCGCAACGGAAATTACATTCGTTGCCAAACGATACTTCCAAGTATTCAGGATTTACATCAAACTCTGCACCACCTTCTTTTACAGCATTTAGTCTATGCTTGAAAAAAATAGTTTGATTACGTTGTTTGCGATCACTAACATAATCTTTACCCATTGCTTCAATTTTCCAGCAATAGTTGCAACCACTAGGCTGTTCACCACGCATCATAGCAGCACGTTCTTGTTTCTTTTGCGCTGTATTGTGTATTGCACTTGGATTTTCTAATAATGGTGCTGTGTCAATCTTATGAGGAGCGGGGTGATAACAACTGTGTGTTTCTCCTGTTTGAAAATATATATTTGCGTGATACCACTTTGCAAAACAAAACGTAGGAGATATTTCCTGCGTAATAGCATCAATACGCTTGATTTCTTCGCTTTCGCTACGCTCCATTAATTTTCTCTATCTAAAAATTTTGTACTGTTGTCTCTTACAGGATTTTGATATACACTTTTAAAGAATGCACTTTGTTGTGCATTTAAACATTCTTCAGCGATTGGAATGTCTAATTCGTGAATTAGTTTTGCACCAAGATCTTCGGTTTGCTCTTCCATATCAGAAATGTCTTTGGTACTCCAATAATTGTTCAAATAATCAAAGTCACGTACATTTATATAATCCCAGTCTGTACACATGGTCTTGTATAGACCTTCTCTTGCACCATGTATCGCCCAACGTCCGTTTTCAACATCAGCACCTACCATTAACCAAATATAAAGTCTGTGCAAGTTTTTCCAATGGTTACGTTTAAAGCCTTCATAGTCAGGCCGTACACCTTGATCTAATGCCATTTTAACACCTTCACGGAAACCAGCACGCCAGGCTTGCTGTGGTGTTGCATTGTTGTGTATGGTACTAAATGTACCATTCATTTGTATGTACTGAGTATCCCAACAAAAGTCTACTTGTGCATGTGGATTGTCTGCAGGTGCATTTTCATGTGTACGCATATTTAGAACATGCTGTTTAGGCCAACACTTTAATCCACCGTTGCCGTAACTAAGTCCATTGATAATATTTTTTGCTGTCCAGCTAATAACTTTGTTAGTCAAATCTGTGTCTTCATCAAAATCAATAGATTGATTTAAAAAGTCATCATTTATAATATTGTCAGCATCAACAGTAATAAATCTGTCTGTTGTAGATTTTTCTGCTGCTGCTTTGTGCGCACTATCGCTGCCTTTTACCCCACTAACGTGTTCAGCCCAAGGGCATTTGCTAACTAAATCAGCATAATTTTTTTCTGCATTTGGTTCATCGTAACTTAGATAGATAATGTCATAGTCAACGACTCTAAATGTATTACTCATTTACTACCTCAAAAAAGTAACTGTCAAATCTACGTGTAGTATACACTGAAATTTCATCATCGTCAAATTCAAAATTGTCTGTAAAAGGTAATTGCATAGTTTCATCAAAGTTTAGTAGTTTGTACAGTACGTTTGGATCACTTTGTTTAGTTACACTAAAATAATAATTACTCATATCAATTGTTATTTTTTGATCATTTATTTGTTTTTCAAACGTTTTATCAATAGACAGTTGCCATTGTCTTTTTAAATTATTTTTTGTAATTACTATTTGTTTTTCTTCCGGCACAGTTGTAGGAATCTCATATAAAAATGCCCACATGAGTTTGTCATCGTTAAGTTGTTTTTGGCTTTTGATGTTATATTTTTTTTCTATAAAATCAAACTCAACTTTGTGTTCTAATAAACTACACTTTCCTGTGATAAAATCTTCTACCTCAGTAAAATCTACTTCTAAGTTTTGAAACCTATCATCTGGTTTATTTGTAATTTTGTAAATAGATCCGTCTTCTTCAAAGCACACATAACGTTTTATCTGCATATTATATTCCTAAATATGTTTCATATTTTTTTACAATATTACTTGTAACAAAATCTTTTTCTGTATAATGAAAAATACCAGTTTGTTGATAATTGCCAATCTTTAATTTTAGTTCATTATCTAAATAAACACCTACTCTGTCTTGCCATCTATAACTAAAATTATCTATCCAATTTTGCACTTTTGGTTTCATGTGTACAAAACTTGGATATCTAGTTTTTTCGTTTGTAATTAAATGTTGATTATCCATTATTAAACTTGCTATTGCTGCTGTTATATCCATACTAGGATGCGGTAGGTGTTTTAATGAATTGTTGACCTGCATATAAAATTGTTGCCAATTATTGGTAATTAGTTCTAACCAATTATTAAACTCGTGTGCTGTGTCACTCTTTTTAAAGTAATGAAATCCGTTGTATAAATTAGGCAAATTAAAATTATAAAATATTTTTCTGTAATGAGAATCTTTTGGAATTTGTTCCCCTCTATATGTAGTAACAGTACTTGTATAAAATAGATCATAATTTTGTAAAAAATCAAACCACAAGGACAAATCATCCAATACAAGCATATCAGTGTCTATAACAGCCGTTTCAGTATAGGGAATCGCATGATAAATTTTCCAACGGTTACTAACTTTCCAATTTTCATTTTCGGCATGATCTCCCCACGGAATATCTACAATGTCATCAAAAACTTGTTTATACTTTGTAGGAACTGGATCATTTGTAATTAAACAAATTTTGCTGTTTTTGTTTGTAGCTTTGATACTCATAGCTGCAAGATATGCTTGACGCACGTAGTCAAAATCACTGTTTTGTGCCAACATTGTAAAATTATTTGTTTTCAATAATTCTCTCCAAACTAAATTTGTTCATCACATGACAATTGCTGCCTTTTAATTTTACAGCAGTATATTCACCAAACCTATTTGTTTTCTGCACTAAAATTTTGATTTCGTCATCTACTATGTCAATTAATACATCTTTATCTATAGCATAAAACTTTTTACCAGGCAATGCACCTGCAAATTCTCCAGCTTGATAGCCATTCATAATGTGTATTGCCATACTAAATGCAAAATCATTTCTAAACACTGTAGTCCTAAATTGATACATGCTTCGATAATGTAGATAGTTTTCATGTATGTGTTTAATTAAATCAAAAAATATTTTTGTATCTTGAGATTTTCTAAAAAAGAATACTGTTGCCCAGTAAAAATCAACACTAGTATCGCTTACCCTTTGGAATTCAGGAGTACCTGTATGTATTCCTATGTGTGTAGCATCTTTATAGATTAGAAAGTTTTTGTTTTGTATAAAACAATTATTCAGTAAATTATTTGAAATAATAAAATCTGTGTCCATGACAATAGTTTGTTCATAGGGAGTTAAATCATATGCAAATGCTCTATCGTTATTATAAAATTTAGTTATTTTATCATACATATCGCCGTCACAATGGCGCTTGGTGGTGCTTTTTGCCACTGATAATGTAGATGGAATAACTTGATCAAATACCTTTGATTGTTCTTTTGTTAATTTGTTACTTGTAACTAAACTAACAGGTAATTGTAAATACTTTTCAATCCGTTTTGCCAAATATACTGCTTGTTTTACATAATCAATACTTCCATTGTTATTGGCAAATAACAATACACCTCTGCTCATAAATTAACAACACTTTCTACAGTTCTGTTTTTCTTTAATTGATTGTATTCAACAAGATAACTATTTGCTGCTTCAAAGTATTTGGTAACAATTTCACTTAAAAAATTGTTTAAATCATCTACTGCAATAGGCAAATCATTATCATCAATCAAGATAGTTTCGTCTTGATTAAGACTAACTAAACTTTGACAAAAACTTACAAGTCCTTGTGTAACTGTAAATTGCCCACCATTGTAATAATATACAAGATTTTCTTGATATTGCTCTTTTAACAATCTTTTTTGATTGTTTAATGTAATCATATAATTGCTATGATCAAGTGCTTTCTGAAGACGTTCGTCCATGTATTCCTCCTACATAACATTATTATATAGTAGTTTTTTTCGATTGTCAATTAAAAGTCGGAATTTTTTACACCAGTCGGAGTTTCTAAAACAATACCATTATAAGTAACACCGTCATACACAAATGTACTGTTTGGTGTTTTTGTGTAAACTGTGCTTGTAATATTTGCTGTTACACTTTCATCAACTAAAGTACCTCTATCAGTTTCTCCAGGATATCCAGACTGACCACCTGTGCCTAAATCAGCATCATCAACTTCTATTCTAAATTGTAATTGTGTTGCAGTTGCAAATGCAGTATTTGTTCTTGCATATATCCTAAACACGTTGTCGTCGTATATAGTTGTACCCGTTGGATCTCCAATATTTGGATTACCTATGGTAGAACCACCAAACTTTTCAAATATTTTAGTCCATGTAGTACCGCTTCCAATAGTAGTATTACTAAAGCCAGTACCCGACCCTGGAGAAATAGCTTCGCATTCCCATGTGGTTTGATTTCTGCGTCTAAATCTTACTGTTCCAGCACCTGATAATGTTTGGGCCCAATCCCAATCCTTTGTGTTAGGAGTTCCTGTACTACCTCCTGATGCACTAGCTTGGAATAATATTTCACCGCCTGCTGCTAGATAGTAAATTAAGGCATTGTGACTGCCAAAATCTACAGTTACTTCGTGTCTAATTACTTTTACTGCATCGGAACTTCCGCCAAACTGTGTAGTTCTTGTACTACTGGTGCTTGTTCCTCCAGTAGTTTCAAGTGGCTCTAAACCTGTAAAACTGCTGCTAGGAAATTCTGTACTTGCATGATTAAATGCTAATACTGTATCAGCTATTGTATCTAAATCTAATTTGTGTTGCCATTCGATTAAATCTCTATTAGGAATGTCAACATCATTTGGATATGTAGTTTTGCCTTGAAATTCAGTTGGAGATATGTCAGCAGCTAATGATCCATAACAATGATTATGTCCAGCTTGCAAATCTAGCCACAAATTAAAGTGTTGATCTTCAGTAACAATATCACTTACACCAGGCGTATTTCCTCCAACAACAATATCACTTGTAAAATTTCTTCCGTAACCACCACTGGTTGTAAGAGGTGTTGTTAAACTGCCATACTCTACATACACCGAAACACTGCCTAATCTTCCAGCAACAAGTTCTCTAATTGCATTATAATGTGATGCTAATATCGGGGTATTTTGAGCCATTTACATTCCTTTTAAATATTGTAATACTAATTATCTTTTTTGTCAATCATAATTCGCTTGTTTTTACATATGCAGGAGCATCATTACTCACATACGTCCCCGATGCTCTTAAATGAGATACAGAACTTGTTAAAACTCCAGCCACATATTCGTCAGCACCCCCAGTTCCTACGTCTAAATCCCAAAATACAATATTAAATGTTATTGTAGAATCATTTTTGTTTTTGGCTTCAACATACCAGTTGTTTTCAGCATATGTTCCGCTTGGGTCTCCTTCTTTAAGATATATTTTTTGATATGTACTGGTAAGATCTTCATTGCCGATAGTATACGCTGTGCCGCTTCCTGTTGTAGCAGTTGCAGCTCTACCAAACTGAACTTGCCCACTGTTATCAAGCATTGTTTCCCATGCTTGATTTTTTGCCAAGTCGGCACCGCCTACTGAACTAATGTCAATACTAGCATTAAAACGTATCTGGCCGCCTGCATTAAAAAATGCTCTACGTTCATTTGCAGATGCAAAGCCAACATCAATAGTATGATTAATTTGCTGAGGTGTAGCAGTTCCGCCCCAAGGACTTGCTAAACCATTTTTTATACTGTTTACACCAGCTGTTTCTGCAGTTGCTTGTGTAGGGTGTATAATGAACCTATCATTTTCTAAAGTGTTTATTAAAGATTCGTATGCAGCATACAATGCCTCTTCAATGTCGTCATCGTCGGTCACAGTTGCAATTGTTGTAGGTGTTGTACCATTTATATGTACATATACCTTTTCAAAATCAGTATACAAACTGTTCATATGTGATGCTAAAACAATAGTTTCTTTTGGTTGACCATTAGACGATACTGTTTGGTTGTATCCTTTGTCTCTGTTTCCTACTCCTAATAAACCTGCTATCCGACCTTGTAATTCATTATATCTTGCTGCTGAAACTATTTCTGGCATACTTAATCTCCGTTATAGTACTTATACTTTCAGCACACACTCTACTAATTTTTCTTCTGGGTTTGTGTTTGTTTCTAATGCAATACCGACAAGTGCTCTTGTTGCAGTGGTTGTGCATACACCATCTTCCCAGGCATATACAGGCGTGCCTTTTTCAATAATGCCTGTGCATCTCACTGGAACACGACCCTTTAGCGCAATTGCTTGTCCATCAATTTCACTATTCATTAAATATGCTGGATTTTCACTAATAACACCAATTGCTAAATCACTTGATCTTGCTGGTCTTGTTTCTGCACTAACATCTGATTCTTCAACAAATCTTTGTGCAGATACCGCCATTACAGTACCTACAGGATGTTCGATTTCTGTAGTGTATTTTTCAGCCAAATCTGCATACTGTGCTTGTGTTGCAGTGCCATTAAAAAACACTGCTGTTAAATTTCCCGAACCATCTCTTGCAGCAATAGTGTTTGGCGTTGCTGCTGTGCTTGCTGTACGAGCTGTGCCTCCTACTAAAACAGCAGTTGACTGAGTTGCTGTACCTACAAAGGACGAAGCGTGTACTTCTGCAAATCTTTCATCAGCACTACCAATATTATAAACACTTGTTTGTGTTGGATATAACCCTGCAATAGTACTTACAGCAGGTGCATTCCTGCTGTTTTGAATACGAAGAATGTAACTGTTTGATGCACTAAATGAACCACCTTCAGCTGTTGCACCAAATTTCATACTATGGCCTACTTTATTTGCAAAACCTGGTGTCACAGTGTCTGATACATCAATAAGCAAATCTGCTTGATTACCTACTGTAAACCCAGCATCGTCGTAATTTACTGCATCTGTTGTAAGTCGATAATCGCTTGCTGGTCTGCCTCCTAATTTTAAAGCATTGCTAACTGTTCCCCAATAAATTGGCTCATTTGTTAAGCCAGAAACATCAGTGCCGCCCGATGCTAGAGTTTCAGTTACACCATCCGATCCTGTATTAACAAAAGTAATACCACGTTTAATAACATTAAAACCTGTAAGCACAGGTGTTCCTGCTGGCTGGGTTGTAGCAAGAGTAAATTCTTCATTTGAAATAACGTAAATGGCAACGTCATTAATTAAAGCAACGATAATTGTTTTTTCTATGTTATCTGGTGCCGATAATACATTAACACTAAGCATCTGTGTTGTACCGCTACCAGCACTTTGAGGACCAACAAGAATAAACTCGCCACCGGCAGTTTTACCATACAACTGATTGCTTGTGCTCGACCACCATAAATCGCCTTCGTCTAAGCCAACCGGTTCTGTTGCACTAACTTCTGTACCGCCCGCAGTTTTCCATGCGCTGCCTGTATAAAATTTTAGTTTAGTGGTACTTGCATCGTACCAAACCTGTCCGTCAATTGCTTTCACAGGTGCAGTAGTACCGCTGAAGTTTTCTAATAAATGAAGATAGTTTTCATTTTGTACTTCGCCGTAACCGCTGTAATTTCTACCAACAAACTTGATGTCTGTTGTTTGATCAATTGTACCGTCCTCAACAACTGTTAGTTGTGTACCGTTAAATCTATTTACAATATATGCCATTATTGTTGTTCCTCGTGCTTATGTTATTTATCGTTATACCGCTGATGTCTCGATTACGCCTGTGTTCACATCCCACAAAGACGAACTAATTTCTATTGTGATCACTCGTCTTGTTACAGTAAGTGTAACTGTTGCAGTAGGATCACTAATAGCAAAATCGCCTACAACGTTAACGTTCTGTACACCAGCACTGTCAACAGCAGTAAGTGTTTTTGTAATTCCTGATTGTACATCAATTGGATCTGTTGTAGCTTCTGTGTAATACGCATGAATTTTTGCAACTGTTCCGTTTCTTTGTGTTGTTGGTGGCGAAATTTCTGCCAACATAGTCGCTATTTTAACTATTAATGCATCGTCGCATGTACCGTCGCCATATGTTCCAGGATTATATGTAGTTCCTAAACCTGTAACGTCTACTCCAAATACAACCGGAGTTTGTAAAATTGAATCGTCTAAATATTTTTTGTTTACAACATCACCGTTGTCAGTAGGATCGGCAACATTTTTAATTTGTTTTGCGTTTGTTAATTCAATAGCATCTACACTTGTAATTTGCAATCCAGCAGTTGTTGAAATTGTATCTTCTGTGATAGTCATTGTTTCACCACCAGCAGGTCCAACTGTTAGATTAATTAACTTACCAACTGTTCTTAGACTACTGTTTTCAACTGATGCGCCAAGTGTGTCTCTTGAAAGAACTTCATTTGCACCTACGTAATAACTGTCACTGTCATTTAACAATGATATATCATGACTACTTGTCCAACTGTTTGTGCCTGTGTAAAATGCCCATTCTTTATCGTCGCCTGATACACGGATAACCATACCAGCAGGACCATTTAACGCTTCTAAGCCTGCTAAATCTGCTTCACTTATTAGTGTACTATCGTCTTGAATTGCAAGTTCAATTCTGTGATCTTCAACACGCAGTTTAGCAACATCTAAACTGACACTATCGCCTTCAACTAAAATATTGCCAGTAACACGTAAATCACCTGCAATATCAACTGTGTATGCAGGAAGTGTGTTTTGAAAAAATCCTACACGTTTTTCACTTGCATCAAAGTATACACTGTCTTGTAAATTATTAGTTACAAATGCTATTTTAAAATCTTGATTAGATTTCTGCATTTTTAGATTTGTTACTGCACCATCTTGTCTGATATTAAGGTCAAAGTCGTCACCTAGAAATAATCCATTATCATCTTTGATACTAATACTGCCTGTGGTTGTACTATTGTTATTTGAACTTAAGAAACTACTTTGATCATAAACATTTCCAAAATCGTCAATAAGTTGTTTTGCACTATTCGCTGCACCTAAGAATTTGTATGAACTAAAACTTTCACTTAGGTTAAAACCAATTTCTAAATTTGTAAATCCTGGAATACTAGGTGCCGGTGTAAATGCAACTTTGGTTTCAATACCAATCAAACTTCCGTTAATATAACGTTTTACAACTGTTCTATTTTGTCCTAATGTATCTTTGATTGTTTCAACTACATCACCGGTAGTTGACTGTGTTTTATCAAAAACTGGCCCAACAAGTACAGTTTCGGTGCCGTTCCAAAAGAACACTTGATCTTTTGATCCGTCAATCCAAATATCGCCTTCTATCAATTCATCTGGTTGTGTAGCACTGTAAATTGTACTATCTGTACTTCTAAAAGTAATACCGTCATATACTTTTAATCTACCTGTAGCAGTATCGTACCATAATTGTCCTTTGATAGGATTAGAAGGCGCAGTTGTGTTAGAAAAGTTTTCCAACATTTTAATAAAGTTTTCATTTATACTTTCGCCAAATCCTTGATAGTTTTTACCTATAAGATTAATATCAGCGGATGTTGTGTCTAATCGTCCATCTACTAATTCTACTAATAACGATCCGTCTGTTTTGTTTAATTTATAGGCCATTATGAAGTTACTCCGTGATAGATAATAAAGTTGAGAGCAAGGTAGGGGTTAACAATATTCATTGGCAAATTTTGTAAATCTACTACTCCACCACTTGTTTCAAGTCTAGTACCAATACCTGTTGTATCGCCATCATTTGGTACACTGTCTGTGCCTGAGTATGTTGCTGAACTTGAAGCATAGTATTGATTGTCTCCGCCGTCTTGTAAATCATGTTTGTGTTCTGGTAAGTTTTCTTGCTGAATAGTAACTTCTGAATTACCATCTGTACTACCTAAATCTCCAGTAGTAATTGCATTAGGAGACAACGTTCTTCCTGATAATGTACTAGATGTACTCATCAATGGCAGTTGACCTCTAAGATCGGGAATTCTAAAGTTACCAGTTGTCGGTGTTCCGTAATACCATGTGCTACTATTACTTGGATCAAATCCTAGTGCATCTGACAATGCCGAATAAGTTGTTCTAGAATATTCTTCTCCGTCACAAATAAACCATCCAGTAGGTGCAACAGGTCCACCAAACATTATAATTGTACCAATTGGCATTGTATCTATACTACCAATAAGTTGTGCCGGAGTTGCTTTTGCTAAAACACCTCCTTGATTAATTAGTAATTCATCATCAGTTCTATTAATAGTTGTTGCAGCAGTTTGATCGCTAATAATAGCAGGTGCAGCTTGTGTTCCAAAAGTTTTTGTACTACCGCCTGTTTGACCATCAAAAACAAAACTACTACTAATGACCTGCCCTGTCATAGCAAAAGTTGTTGTACTATTTAATTTACTGGTACTACCTGCTGTACCGCTAACATTACCTGTAACATTACCAGTTAGATTACCTGTAATTCTGTTTGCATACAATGTATCAAACGGTAAAACACTTGACCCAATATTTCTTACATTAGCTTGATCTGGTATCAAATTTGCTAATGTTATATTTCCGTCAATTGTTGCATTGCCGCCAACATTTAAATTCTTTGTTACTCCTAAACCACCAGCAGTTACCAGTGATCCTGTAGATGGATCATTACTTTGATCTGTACCGTTGACTATAACTTTACTGTCTGTTTTGATATTTCCTATAACATCTAAACTTTCTGTAGGATTTAAATTGTTGATGCCTACATTTGTATTGCTTTTTACACGTAGCGGTACAGTAAATGTGCCATTATTGTTTACACGTAAATCGATAGGTGCACCAGGAATGGTATTTTCAACAATACCGTTATTTCCTTCTACTAAAATACTAATTGTTTTAGCATTACCAACTTCAATGCCTTCGTTGTTTTTAATTTGTAATTTTTGTGTAACTTGATTGACAACGTTTGTTCTCATAAAATCGGATGCAGGAATACTCGCACCACTGATTTTTAAATTTTCAGCTATATCTGCTGTACCGTTAAATTTAGCATCTGTTAAACTTTTATTGAAGTTTACCCCTACCTTTAAAGGTGTTGTACTACTGTATCCAGCAAAAGGTGTTTTTGGTGAAAATTCTGATCTTGTATAAATTGTTACAGGAATATTTTCAATATAATTAATAATTACAGTTCGTGTAACACTTGCAGTATCTACAATTTCTTCTACTAATGCCCCACTTTTATTTCCATCACTGTAATTTGGACCTACTAGTAGCCAACCGCTACCTGTATACAAATACAGTTGACTAGTGCTGGTGTTTACCCATAGATCGCCAGCAACACTATTTGATATATCAGGTTCAAATGGTCCTTTTTTTAGGCCGCCTGCTGCAACCCAATTGGTACCATCGTAGATTTTAAGTTGATCAACATCTTGTGTTGTATCATACCATAATTGTCCTTCAACCGGATTAACAGGAGGACTAGCATTTGCAAAATTTTCTAGTAAATGTAAAAAGTTTTCATTAACACTTTGACCGTAGTCTGTTGTTAATCTTCCTGGTAATTTCATACTTGTTTCAGTGTTGATACTGTTATCTTCTACCGTGACATTACCTTTGTTTGCTTCATCTGTAAACGGAATATTATATGGCATTAAGTGTTACCTCCACTTAAACTTTGTACTCTTACAGTGTAGTCAATTTGAATCAATCTGTTTAGTGATTTTTGTACAGGATGGAATATAACGTGTGTTAATAATCTACCGGTTCCGCTTGGCGAATAACCAATTAATCCTAGTTCATCAAATACAAATTGTTGTTCTGTATCTGTTGCAGTATCAAATGCATCTTGTCCATCTGGTTCACCATAATCTAGTAATGCACTAACAACAATATCGGTATAATTTGTACCAGTAACGTGACGTGTTTCTATTTTGTTACGTTGCGGATCTACGTTGTTAACTGAACGGTCGTCAACAACTTTACTATAGGTTTGGTTATACAAACTTGCATTTGTACCTGTGCTATTGGGTGTTAAGTATGTGATAATACCTGTAGGATCTACACTAGTTCCTCCATTACCAAACCCCATTTCATATATAAAGCCTTCGCCGGCATTACCTAAACTTTCGGCAAGACTAATACTCATGTTTTCATAATGAATAGCATTACGTTTGTTAATATACACATGTCCAGATTCAGGGTTGTATATTTTTATGTGTCCTTCAATGTGTACGCCACTTTGTTCATTAACCATATTTTTATTCCGTTCCTATATTGTATTTATCGGGGTAGCGATATTGTTTTGTCTGTTATAAATTTGCAGATTTCATTTTCACTATCTGCAATTGATTTGCCTAATTCGTTCCAAATTCTACCTGTTTTTCTTACAATTTCAATAATTGTTCCATCTGCAGGAGGATCGATGTAATCTGCAAGATAAATTGCAACTCTTGTACTATCTCCCCAAACAATTGTTTCCATAGTGTATTCTGGAGCTATTGTAATGTCAGCTTCTGGAGAATCTTGATCTATAGTTGGATCAAAAGTTACAATATTATCTTTACGTAGTTTTATACCACCTAAATAAACATCAAATTCATTAATACTTGTGGGTGTCCAATCTAACAAGAATTGTTTTGTACTACTATCACCGATAAACTTAGTTCTATATACTGCATCTTTGTAAGGAATATTTTCTTCAATACCTTGTCCTACAACTTTTGTATTTGCAGCATATTGTTCTTTTATACCTGTACCTAATGTTCCTCTGCGTAATTGTCTTAGAACATTTCCGTCAAGTGAGAAATATTCAATACGCTCTTTGTCAATCCAAATTACTCCCGGTAATCCTAATGCTCTGTTTGGAGATTCAAGATTTGTAGCGTCTACAAGTTGAATACTTTGATCATAATAATTTAAAGGCTGTTGTAATTCATATTCGTTCAAATTATTCAAACGTTTGTAATGGAATCGATTTAAAATATCTTTAAATATTCTAAATCCAAATTTTGGCTTACTTACTGGTGCTGCAAATTGAAGCACATCTATTGTATCATTAGGATCAACCTTTTCATACATTTGAACTCCATCTTTACGTTCAGTAATTTTATAATCTTTTTGTGGTACTTGTATAATACCATTTTTAAAGACCCAAACATAATTTGCACTAAGAGCAGGTTTTTGTAATTTTACATACCCTGTACTCAACAAGTTTTTATCAATATATTCTTGTGAGCCTGCTGGTGCTTGACTTGTGTTCCAAACTACATCATAACTGTTTCTTTCAAACTCATTTATGTCATGATTGCTAAATGTATAGATGTTTACTTCTTCCCATTCTTCTGGTGCTTCTAATAACACAAGATTATCAGTTTCTTGTAATTTTACATCTAATATTTTTAATCCTGGAGTACTATCATCATTTGCAATTATTGCTGGAGTATCGTCTGTACTCTTTAGATCAAACAAGTCTCTAACATAACCTTGTAATTCTAAAATTGCGTTATTGCCATCATAAGTAAAACTTTCTACCCTTGCATTAACAACTGTGCTATCATCTGATAGAGCAAATGCTACATCTGTGCCTTGTGGAATTGGAGCAAGTTTATTTGCATTATCGCCTTCAATAGTAGCTATTGTATTAAAGAAGAAATATTCAGCATCTCTAATAATAAAGATTTCGAGTTTATCGCCAATTAAACCTATGTTATTTGACAATATTTCAACTCTACCATTTAAAGGATCGTAGTTCCATAATGTTTCATCTAATATTTCATTGTTGATATAAACTCTAACATCACTACTGTTAACTTGAGTTGTATCCTCAAATTGCCACGCATCAATGTCGTAATCTCTTTGCAATGTCATTGTGTAAGATTTTCTATAACCAGGATTTAGGAATTTTGAACCTTTGCTGCGTTGCACTAGTATATTATGCGAATATGGTTTCTTAATAAACGGAACAACAACTTCGTTGTTAAATCTATGTACTCTGTTGTCTCCATCAACTAACATTGTTTTATCAACAACCATTTCACTGAATTGATTAACGTTATCACTATAAACAGTGTATTGAATTATTGATCCTGCATCGATTACAGTAGGGAATTCTAAAACTCCAAAACCTGCTGCGTTAGTATCGTAACCATATTCAGTAGTACGTTCTTTCTTGACACCATTTATTGTTACAAATATACTTTGATCAGTTGTGAATTTAAATGGTAATTCGTACAGTGTGCTTGTACCATCTGCAACAATAATATCACTATCTACAATATCAACACCATTAGTACCAATACACAAAATACTTAGATTCTTATTTGCTTCAATAACTGTGCTGTCAGCTAAACTAATAACTTTGCGTTCAAAATCAATAACAAGATCATCGTGTCCAATTACTTCTCCGTTTACTGTTACAATTACTGTGTTTTCTGTTTGTGGTAGTAAATCAAAGTCCCATTCTAATGTGTTGCCATCTGTAATATAATTACGAACTGCAATTAAGCCTTGTCCTTGAGACACCCTGTTATAAACTGTTATGTCCATAGTATCTAATACTTGCCCTGGAACTTGTTCTTCAGGACCTTTTGATGTAGTTTCTGTAACAAATCCGTCACCATCTACAACGATTTCACCTGGATCTATGCCTGTAGCAGTTGTTGTTTCAAAAGTGCCGCCGCCTAGACTAACATCAAAGGCTACGCTTTCAGGTGTAAAGCTACCATCACTAGTAGACTTACGTACAACTACTACATCGTCCATTTGAGTGCTAATTACATCACTGTCTAGGAAAACTGTTTTAGTAATTCCGTCACCTGTAATAGTAACCATTTTTGCATTAGGGTTAATAGTGCCAGGCCCTGGATATTCAGGATCGTCAATACGCACATTGTTTAGATATACGTTGTACTCAACACCTGCTTCTAATTCTTTAGACAAATTAACAATTTGTGTACTTCCATCTAATACAATAACTTCATCTTCATTGTTTGTATCAAATGTATCAAAATCAATACCGAAGCCTTGTAGATCCCAGCCTAAACTTTCGCCAAAGCCAATACTGTCCATTTGAACACCACCGTAATCAATTCCGTCCATCAATTGTGCTAAGTCTTTGCCTGGCATACCTGTTGTAGGATTATAGAAGAAATTGATTCTATCAGCTGCTGTCAACAAATCAGTAGACTTTTTGTAATTTATAATTACTTCTGCGTTATTTGCTGGTGCATTTGTAAATGTGATGCGACCTTTGTATCTTTCAAAGTTTTTATTTTTATCAAGTTCATTGCTAATAGTAAAATCACTAATAAGTTGATCAACTCCTCCTACAGTAATACTAATATCAGCACTACGTGTGCTCACCGGCCATTTTAAGTTAAATTCTGTTAATCCGCCATTGCCAATAAATGTTTCAGTTTCATCTAGCGTAGTAAACAAATAATTTCCTGTAACACGATCAAAACGCATCAACATATGTGTGTTTCTAACTAGGTTATTACCTATGATAGCATAAACGATAGCTTCTTCGCCGTCCTCAGTTAAACTACCGTTAATTGTTACAGTTGGAGTGTTGAAGTATTTTGCACCACTGGTATTAACATCAATATAACTGATACTGCTACCGCCTAAATATGCAAATCCTTCTAGTGTAGGACCACCTCCTCCACTTACAGTTACATTAGCTGTATTAGTATAACCACTACCGCCATCAAAAATTACAAACTCTTTGATTTCAAAACCCACATTGTCTAGCCAGTTGCGTTTTGGATATGTCAATGCACTAGCACTAACGTTTGTTAATTCATTGTTTATAAATTTAATTGCTTCAGGAATCACTCGTCCTGTTTCTGCATCATATGCAGGTGGCAAATCAAAGTCGGTTGTTACAGTTTGTGTAGGTTCTACTTTTTCATATGCACTGATATATTCACGAACTTTAGTGCTAAATGGTTTTACTTCATTAATGTATTCTTGATAGTTTGGCAAATTATCATTTTGATATGTGATTTTTTGTTGCAACTCGCCAACATTGTGTTTTGCTGTAACAAAACTGGATTTGAATATCCAATCTACATCTATTTGCTCACTTATAGCATAACGAATACTGCTAAAGAATAACTTATTCCACTCAACTTCTAATTGATCAACAAATATATTTTCCTGTATTGTTTTTAAGATAATTCTTATTTCTTCACTAGGTTCTCTATCATAGAAACTAGTATCATAAATTTGTTTATCGTAACCTACACTGTCGCTTTGATATAACTGGCTACTAAATTGTATAGTGCCGTTTTGTCTACCAATTGATTTGTAGTTAACAGTATAATCTACATTTTGTTGGTTGTCAATCTTTTCTAACAACAACCAACCGCCGCTGCCAATAGTTTCAATTTTTACAACACTACCAATTTTGTCATCTAAACTTTCTAGTGCATAAGCGCCAGGAATAATAAAGTTGATTGCAGTTTCTGAATTGTATCCATCAGCATACCAGTCTGTGTAGTTCCAATACAAAGATACATCATAATCTTGTATTTGATTTCTAAACCATTCACCTGTACTGCTAATCCAGTTGTAAATTGCCCAGAACCCGCCAATGTCACTATCATTTTTAACAAGAACGCTAAACGGACGCACAATTAGTGTAGTATTATCTAAATAATTTTTACCGCCGTTTAAAACTTCTGCACTGATAATTTGGCCCAAGTTATTGATATAGGTTTTAATTTCGGCACCAGTACCTGTTCCTTCTATAGTTACTGTAGGACCGTGTCTTGTTGTTCCTTCAGTATAGTTACTGTCAATATAGCCTCTGCCTGGATTTGTAATTGTGACAGATTTAATTTTACCATCTTCAATTACTGGAGTTAAAACTGCTTGTGTAATTTTTGCTGTACCGATAAACCTAAGTAAACTTTCGCTTTCAATTTCGGTATCCCAAAGATTACTAAATTTACTTGGCGTTGGATCAATTTGCATCAACGGTGAAATATCAAATTCGTCTACTACAACATATTCAGTAAGTATTCCATTTACTCGCTCAATAATTTGTTTTAGAGCTTCTTTTCGGTTTACAAACATACTTTGATTTGGTTCGTTTAGTATACCAAAGCGTCTAGCAATACTTACTCTTGTATCTGGTAATTGAATATTCTGCTCGTTGTAACCTACCAAGCTGTCTACCCATTTGTCCACAATATCTGCATTTGGTTTGCTGCTTGCAAGACCTTCAGTTAACAATTGATATTCACTGTGGATATTATTTTCTTCGTTGTCTGTTGTGTAATAATCAATATGTAGAACAGTATCTTTATCTTTTATTAAATTTCTAATATTGTGTAAAGCATAATTCTTACTATCAAATAAATTGATATATCTATAGCCTTGTGCTGCTGGATCTTTAATTAAATTTTCAACATCTAATGCAGAAATTTTTCTGCCATAGGTATTAGGTAATGTTGTTTTAGATTTTACCCAGAAATAATATTTAGGTATTGCAACACCTGTTATAGAATCGTAACTGTTTGCCACAGTATAGGTCTCGTCGCCATATAAACTTGTACCGCTTACACCTTCTGCTAAACCTTCAGTTGTATCTGCTAAACTATCCCATTCACTAGGAATGTAATCGCTTTCAACCCACTCATAAATGTCAACATCGAAACCTGGAATAATTTGATTCCAAGTATTTGTTTTAAATTGAAGGTCACCTTGATATGGATTATACCACTTTATTGTGTCTAAATTCCACCATAGTTTTCCTACATATTGTGTTGACCAAAGATCTTTAGTTCCTGTGTCAGTCGAGCCTACATTATATACAGCAGGATCATAGTACAACTTGTATGAAAGTTCTTGTTCAGCTGGTCCAGCAATACGTCCTTGTATCGGATCAATAAAATCTAAATATGTAATTAAATCTTTTGTGGTATTGTCGTACAACCAAACACCTTTGATTTTGCTTAAATTTACGAAAGGTTGAATTTGAGAATTTACTGTCCATGCAGTTGCATTTAAGTCATTTCTAAAATCTTGAATAACTCCGTTATTGTTAGAAGAATCACCAAGTATGTTTTCAATTGGTTGTGATGGTGCTACCATGTACAAATGGTTTCTATTTAAATATCCATAATTCATATCAGAATCACTAATGTCGGTACTTGACATTAATTTTTCAGAGTAAATTAATTTGTTATTAATAGTTTCATATAGATATACACGGCTGTTATCAGCAACTTTATCAACAATATTTGTTGCTCCGTTGTCAAAAATAGTTTCTCCACCATCTAACGTAATTTCATATTCGGTGTCACCTCGTTGACTTGTAACAGCTAATTTATCGCCATCTAAATCTACATGCACACCAAATCTATTGTTCTTTTCTCCGTCTGGTGAAAATAATTTTTGATCTAAAACAAATTGTTGATTTTCTAATTTATAGACGTATACTTGTCCATTTTTAATTCCAGCTTCATCTGAGTCGGGCGCTCCAATAGCAAGTTTATCACCTAATGTGTTCAAAGACACACTGTGTCCAAAAAATTCTCCGTCTGTTGGTGAATCTATATTTTGATCAAATACATATCTGTTGTTTTGCTTTCTATAAATTGCTACTCTAAATTCGGCACCACTTAATACACCACTGAGTGCTATTACTTCAGCATTATCACTTATATCAAATGTAGTACCTACATCTGTTGCTAAACCAAAACCACTGCTGTCCTCGTTATATAAATCTGTGTGATCAGATAAATCTGCTGTTAAATATCCTGTGTAGTCCACAAATGTGTCTAGCTGATTCCAATGTGCAACATCAAAGGGATTACCTGGGAACACTGTTTGGTTAGCTTGATATAGATTACCTTCATAATAAACAACTTCGTTTTCTATATACTTTGCAACAGTTTGCCACTCTCCTCTATAATTTTCATCAATATTATAGGCATATGATTCTACATCATTTACACCTTTGTTATTGATGATGTACAATCTACCATTGTCAGCAAGACTGCGTACATACAAACTATGATCATAATCACCAGGTGATACAACTTTAAGTCCTATACCAAATTTTTCATTTGTTCCAGGCGCACTACTACAAATTACGTCTATTAGATCAAAAGTATTATCAATCAGTTTTTTGTAAATGTATACAACACCTTGTTGAGTATATGACAGAGCAGGTGCGTTTGGATCGGCAGGTATAATTGTTACACGTTGCCAATCTTGGCTTTCTAAATTAATAGTGCTACTTTCAACTGTAACTGTTCTTTGTGCTTCCCATAATACGCCCTTGCTACTAACAATATCGCCTTGCTCATATTCTTGTAGTGGGTCTAATATACCTTTATATCTACTATGCACATTTGACGCAAGTGGAGCACCTACATATAGATATAACCCATTGCTAGACATTGCAACACTATCACCAAATTGACTATTGTTGTCGTGATACAACGTGCTTGGTTCTAGTATTTGATTTAATTTTAATTGTAATGCATCACTCCCACGTGTATACACATATACTTTACCGTCATTGATATCAGGTACGCCTACTGCTAAAACAGTATTATTATAACTTGCTGCAATACTTTGTCCAAATAATGTACTGTCTTCTTCAGTTGCTAATATATTTTGAACTTTTTCTAAGATAGGTTTGTTATCATATACACCAGAGATACTATCGCCTATATCGTCAATCCAAAATCTATCATTATTTAAATCATAGGTTTGTAGCGCAATGTTTACATCAGTAACTTGAGTAACTCTACGGATGCAGAATTCACTTACAATACCTAGTGTACTGTCTGCTAAATCAATGAATTCATCACTGATAGGATTATCAGTTTCGATTTCTATATTTGGATTAGTTATAGTGCTATCATTGTTGTTAACTATATTTCTTTGAATATTTGTTGCCAGCCAAAATCCGTTTACTTCATCATTGATATTGTTAACACCTATAATAGCATCTTCTTCTAATTCAATATTTCTATCAAAATACATTTTAAAACCTAAATCGGTTTTTTCAATGTGTGTAATTTTGTATGGAGCAATTACATGACGATAAACCATCCAACTTGTTCCATCTTTTGGTGTCCAAATATATGAACCAATATCTACAGTATCAATATCAACTGTTAAAATATCTTCTAATACTTTTGCCAAAAAGTCAACCTGATCTAATTTAACATACCCGCCAGTTTTTGTGTATTCATTTACAGTGTTATTAACAGGTAAAAATCCTGCATCATAATCAGCAGGTTTGACTAGCACATCAGAACTAGGATATTGATAAACTAGATCTGTTCTAGTATTATCTACTTGATTTACCAACTCCATAGTTTGAGGTTCAATTCTAAATTGTTTTTCGTCTAACTTAAATTCTACTTCATCAAAACTTGTTACAGCACCGTATTGTCCAACACGTATCGCCCATTCTTCATACAATTCAATGCTATCACGATTTGCACTTCCTAGTTTGTCAAACAATTTTGTTATACTATTTGACGTACCTTTGTCTTGAATAAATCCTTGGTAGAATTTATACTGACTAACATCATCTTGAATAATGTTTGACAAATAATTGCGTTTTTGATAACCAATCAAGTGTTGTGCTAAACGTTGTTGTTCTGCATCAAAATTGTCAGTGTCTAAGTCGTAAAAGTCTGCAAACTGATTTGCTCTATAATCCCAGTTAGGCTGAAGTTTATTTTCTGGCTTTTCTGGTAATCTTGACCATAATCCAAAATCAAAAGTTTGTGTTCCACTGTGAGACACTGTTGCTGCATAATAAAATTCTTTGAACTTTACTAATTCACCAACAGTATAGTCTTTATATGATTCCCATTCTGTAACACGAGCATCGTCATATATAAATCCTGGAATATTTAAACTGCCGTTCCATTCGTCTGTACGGTATCCTACAACCTTGATTCTTTGCTGTCGATACCCTGTATTTTTACTAAAGATAACGTCATTAAACACAGTCGTATTATCTATAAAAACCACATGTTCTTTTTGTACCAAAGGCAATTTTATTAAGAAAATACCATCTTCTTGAGATGTCAATTGGAAGTTGTTAATATTATCTCTATAAACATTCAAGAATTTAAAATTTAATTTTTGATTATTTTGATTGACAATAGGATAATTGTAAAAACTATTAAATAAATCATCAACTACATAAAACTCTCTTGAGAATACCAAATTATTAGCTGCAGGACTAAGTGTAATAATACTAGACGCAGCCCAGTTTTGGCTTGTCCAGAACATAAATTCTTTTGCTGCTAAATTCCAATTTTCAATTGCCTCTGTTTGTTTGTTAAAATAATCAAATACAAATCCTTGACTTTTCAAATACTTTTGATAACCTAATAAAAAGTCTACAACTTCTTGTAAATTAGCAAATACTGTGCCATAATCTACTCTTGAAATACTGCTATCATAGCGTTTTCTAAAATAGGCATTAACTCCGCCAACTTGAGGTAAAGTTTTTAATAGAGTAAATTTTGTGTCGTCAAAATTTTCTTCAGATGTATGTGTAACATTAACTCTATAATATCTATCACCAAATTCTACAATTTTACCAGCAATATATGTTTTGTTTTCACTCCATGTTGAAAAACTTTCACTGATACCACCAACGTTTACAACAGGATCGTTAGCACTTTCTATGGCAGCGTTATAGTAAAAATACGGCTCTTCCTGATCATAGCCGCTGATTTTAAATCCTCTAGAAACTTTTTCAATAATAACACCACTATAAGTCACAACTTTTTGCGGAGCACTGGTTCTAAATGTTAAATTATAGTTTTCAAAAGGTACAAACACATTGCCTTGATTGAGTGGAGTTTTACTATCTAAAACCAATTTCAATTTGTCTTTATTAGCAAAACCTGCAACTTTAAATCCTATTTTATTATCTATATTTTTATAATTGTCAATCATTGTAGAATAAGAAAAATTATTATTTAAATTTAAATATGCTGCGAGATAATTTAACAATCCTCCTGTTATATTTCCGTTAACTGAAGGAAATATAATTTCTTTTGTGTTAATTCTTTTGTTTGTTGCACTGTAAACTAAATTACCTGCTTTGTCTTTTTCTATTCTAGATCTATCTAGCCCAATACCAATAGTATGAGCAGGACGTAGCAATATCATTGCTACTAAAAGAGAAAACGGATATCCGCTGCTTTGTCTCCACGCTGTTTCAACAGGTGCCTGATCTCCAAATTTATATTCAGTATTTTGTTGTAGTGTAAAACTGAAATTTTGCGCATATCCACTTTCTAAAGGCGATAATAGTTGACCATTTTCATTAACAGGAATATGTTCTAATAAATTAGTTCTAATATATTTAGAACGCACTACAACAGGTTGTCCTGGTTGACGCACAATACCTTTTTGTAAATCTGACCATAAAATTAAGTTGTTACTGGTATAAGGTGCAGGTCCATAAACTTCTTCCCACCAGTTGGGTTTGCTACTAAAACCCAACATTTCCCAAGGATGTGTGTGCGGACGATCTGTATCAAATGCTTGAATATATACACCTCTCCAAAACCCTGGTAATTTTTGATTTTTAAGATTTACACTTTTGCTGTAGTTGTAAGTAAAAGAATCTCCTTGAACTAAAAAGTCATTGTTTGTATAATCATTAATTTTAGCAACATCAAGCCATTTTACAAAATCAGTAATAATAATATCATCTATATTTTGTTTAGACACACCGGTATCTCTACTAAATCCGCCAATGACATCGTGAATATCAAATATGCTTGTATCATATTCAATCTTAATATTATTATAGATTCTTTTTTCTAATTCTAAAATTAAATCATCTCGATAATCGTCATATGCCAACATTATACTTCCATCGTGGCCTTTTATCACATTTGTATTATCATTATAAGATGTATCAAAAAACTTTTCAGGCACAAAAGCAGGATATAGTCCTAGTTTTGTTGGCGTTGGAGGAATAAAACTACCTTCTGTGTTGGCATATTCATAAATTTTAATTATATCGCCGTTGTTAAATTCTTTTGATATATTAACAAAACCTGTATCAGTAAATGTATAATCGTTACCGTGTACAAGTTGTTCATCATTAATGTAAACGTAAACAGCTACATTACTGATTTGACTTTTATCAAAAACTTTACTTAGAGCATAGGTTTTTAATCTATTATCTAAAACTTCATATTCTATTTTAGCACTACCGCCCGTGCCTGCCATGTCTGTACTGTAAAAGTTTGTTTTTTCTGTTTTGTCTTCATTTAACAAATTAAAAATAAAATCCACATGTTCTTTTACAGTGCCTGTAAAAGAATTATCAGTAGCTATTTGTATAAATTGTCTTTTGAATTTTTGATATTCATTTGATGCATATCTAACAGATTTAACAATATTAGCATCCTTTGATACCAAGTTATACATAGGCAAATTTAGAGGACCACTATGCTGAACAAACTTTCTACCATAAGCAGAAACATCACCCAAATCTCTAAGATTGCTTACACCTGGCTGTGCGCCTTGGAAATTATTGAGCTCAGAAATTAATCCTTCGACATGATCGTTTACTTCGCCTAAAGTAAATTCTGTAATATTTTCGTTTAATGGATTTCTTTCTAGGTTGTCTGGTATCTCGTAATAACCATTGGAATTTTTATCTGCTTTACTATGTGTTTTAATAACTATAATGTCAGTAAATTCTAAATCACTGTCAAATACTACTGTTTTTGTTTTACCGTTATTAACAAGTGTATAATCAGAATCTTGTGTTTTATAAGCACTGTTAACGTATACTTGTACTTTTATATCTGATAAATCAGCACTGTTATTATAAACATCAATAGGAAAATTATTTACATATTCTTCACCAGTATATTTTCTAACAACGTACTGTTGAGATTTTGTTGTTGCTTTTTTCCATGCATTTACATATGTGTCAGTTTCATTAACATATTTTTTTAGAAACAGTTTATCACTTTGTAACACAACAAAGTCGTTATCAACTTTATAATTATAAGATTTACTTAAAAGAGGAAAGTCAAAAACAATATCGCCGATATTCACAAAGTTTTGATATGTCAAAGGAAATCCTAGTTCGGTATCGTTTGTGCCTTCTCCTACACGATAATTAAAAATTCTATTTCCGACAAATTCTGTACTGTCATAAATTTCATTATCGCCTATACTATTGCCATCCTTGTCAAATAAATCAAACAGTGGTGACTGGTTTATACCCGACTTGTCTTGTGCTTTGTTCCACTGATTACCATCATACCAATACATACAGCCAGCATTAACATCGCCATCTAAAATAAGAATTGTTTCGTTTTCAACAGGTAATGTATCATCAGTTTCTACTAAACTAATTTGTGAGTTATTTTTGTGTATAATAAAGTTTACTTCATAAATTTTACCATTTACAAGTAGATCTGGATCTCCTGTGAATAGCACACGCATACCGTCTGCTAAATCTACACCGTCAACGTTATAACCCGAACTACCTTCAATTGTGCTGAACACATCTTGAGTAAATGTATCTACTAGATCTACTGCTGCTTTTGCTTTGTTACCATGATTAAACAATCTTAGGTTTGGTTCAAATTCAATAATCGGTCTAAGAGCTCTAAGGTCTTCAAAAATTTCAATAGGTGTGTTGTTTATTTCTGCACTTTTTTCTATAACACTTTTATGTGTCCAACGATTGTATCTACTCCAAGGGTTTTTACTTTTATCTCTACGATTGATACAAACATAATCTTTTGTACCAGCAAAACTTTTTGCATCGCCAAACGGCACTCTGTCAAAAGGATTAATATCAAATGGTACTTGTGTATCTTGTGTAAAGATTGCAGGTACTTGTAAATCTTTTACAGCAACTAATTCAATGCTTTCTCCAACGCCTTCTACATAATATAATCCTTGCTCGTAAGACTCAGGATATACTGTGCCTGTAAAGTAAACTTTCATGCCATTTGAAAAGTCCCACCCGTCTACTGTTTTATAAGATTTTTTTCCTAAGATTTCTTCTTCAACATTTAATACTGTTGATTCTTCAATGTCAAATAAATTTAAATTACCACTAACGTTGATATCATTTTGACTGATGTAATACAAGTTGTCAGGTGCATTCATTGGCACTGTAAATTCTAACACGCCTTTTTCTAAAAATCCATCACCTACTAGATCTTCTCTAAACACAACAGTATCGTCATATTCTTCTGTGATAGATACACCTTCTAAATATAAATTTTCTACATACTCTGTGCTGTCAGCATAAGGAACATTTTTTAATCTGCTTAGTGCAATACCAAAAGGATGACCTGGAGTATCTACTTCAAATCTATAGGTTTGACCTCTGTACAATGTAAGTATTTTGTTGCGTGTTACACCATCGGGTGTGAATACAAATGCAGGATCGCCGTCATCATATTCAAGTCTAACTTGTAGTGTACTTACAACGTTGATTCCTGTACCCCTTACAGGAACTTCTTGCGGACCATTTGGCAACCAATAATATTCACGGAAGTTTGTAAACTTGTCAAAATTGATATGTGGATTCCATGCATAGAACTCTTGTGCAAACAACTTGTCATGATTTGTAATATCACCGCCAAAACCGCTAATTTGTCCAAGTAAGTCTAAATAGTCAGCATTAAAATCTACGTTGCCTAAATTATCCTCAATAATTGTATAAGGCTCTAACTGATAATTTTCACGGTTGCTGCTCACATCAGAAATATAATTGTCCAAAATTACAGCAGCTTTAGCTTCTCTACTTCCAACAAATCCGTTTAATTTTTCAACTACACCGGGAGATGTAAGTTGATCTAATGTACTACCTATGAATTTTTTATTAGCATCAGTACGAAAATATCGTGGTAGTAAAGATGAATTTGTTCTTTTACTATCATTGCGACCTGGAATAGGATATTCGTTTTGGTTATCTTCGTATGCCATTAGTAATCATTTCCTTCGGTAATAATATTGGTATTTGTCACGCTACTTTGGATTCCTGTATTTAAAACATCGTCACTGGTTACAACTGTACCTGTGGCTTTTAATCTTGCTGCTGTAATACTATCAATAATTTCAACATCAGTTACGTTTGCAGAATTTACAAATATTTCATCATTTTCACAAACTATTTCATACAAGCTACCAAAAACTTGTGTTTCACTTTTTGGTACAAGTACAATACTAGCAACATCAGGAGCAACTTGCTTCATAACATATGCAGCTAATTCACTAAAATAAAATGTTTCACCAAAATCCCAATTTTCAAGTGCAAAATATTCATTAATGCTGTCAATAACTCTTGACTTGACTTCGTTATCGTTTACAACTCTTGCTGTATTTTTAACAATTTTAATTGTTGCTTGCAAATCTTCATCTGCTAGACTACCAAATAACGGTTTGTATTTTACTGGATGATAAATCAATTCATCACTGATGCTTTTAATTTTTTTGATATCTTGTCCATAACTAAGATATAATGCATCACTGCTAGGAGGCAAAGGTTTATTGATAATATCGCCTTTTAAGAACTTTCTAAATTCTGTATCATATGTTTTTTCTAAAAGATACAAATCAATTATATTACTACTGCTTGGATCAATTCTACGGTTTTCTGCTGCGGCATGTCTGTAATTAAATCTTAATTTGTCTCTACCTTTGTAGGCACGCCAATTAATATCTAGTTCTAAACCTGTCATATTAGCGTTTATTCTTTTGAAGACATCTTTACTGCTAATGTAAAAAACTGGATTATTAGTATATGCACTTAGTGATCCTGCTGCTCCTTCAGTTGCAATCACAATAATATTGTTTTCTTCGGCATCTGCATATTCATAAGTTTCTACATCATTTTTTAAAACTTTTTTAGCAAAAACATATTTTGTATCTGGCAAATAATCTGGTGCAACAATTTGCGTGAACAAATCAGGATCGTCTATTACTCCATCTGCATCGGTATCAACAAATCCTACTTCTAATTTTTTACTATCAATATAGCCTGCATCACCTCTGTATGCACTGATAACTTGCCATTTCCAATCCTGTGTAAAGTTAGTCAAACTGTCTGGCAAATTATTGTTACTCAAAACATCAATTGTGTCAGTTACAATTCTTCCAGTTTTACTGTCATAAATTCTATCATTTCCATCAAAGTAAAAACGTATTTGTTCATCGCTTTCAAAAACATAACGCAAACCTCTATGAGTTACTGTGTAAGTTTCTCCGTTGGTTTCGAATAAAAATATCCAACTGCTATCTTGGTTAGTACCTGTAGCATCTCCTGTACGGCCTTGGCTAAATTCATTAACTGTGTCAAGGTTAAGATTAGTAATTACTTTCCAATCCGTAGTTTCTTGATCATATCTTAAACCAAATGTTTTGTATGAAAATATTTGGTCAACCATTTGTGATAGCGTATCTTCTACAATTGTTAAATTTAATACAGGTATAATCTCACTTAATATAGATCCACTTGGTACATTATCATTTAAAACAATTGGTCCAAGTGTGCTGTCTATATCTTGTACTGTGCCATTTTCAAATACACTTATAACTTTTGTCCAAATATATGTTTTATCTCCAAGTGTGTTTGGAGTACCACTTACTAGGTTATTTTTCTTATCAAAGTATTGTCCTGCAGGTGCAGTAAATTTAATTAAACTATTAGGTGCAACAAAACGCATAACACTTGCTGTAAAACTACTCACTGCAATTGCAATATCAAATTGATCTTGGAATACACCAGAACTTTGATTTGTATCATTAGTAGTTGGATTCCATGTGAAGTTTAAATCTTCGACACTGGTATTTCTGTCAAAGTATTTGTAATAGAAATTTTTGGTTTGAGTGTGTTTAATAATTTCAATAACTTGGTTATTGATAACACTTTCAATATCAGTTCTAGTTGTAAAATCAAAGCTGAACTTTTTTGCTAAATCTTCTGTAAAAATACTACCATCATCGCCAAACATCAAAGTGTTACTGTACTTGCCAGTTGCATCACGTAAATCATAATATCTACTAATGCCACTGCTGGTTCTGTTTACACTCTTTGTTTTGATAATTTGTTGACTAACACCAAGCGGACCAATGTTATAATCTTCACCTGTGATTAATCTATTTTGTGTATAGAATGTGCTAGGAGCATTTGTTTTGATACTTTCATCTGTTTCACTAGCATCTGCATTAGATATACTGTTTTGTAAATCTAGTACCAGATTCAATGTTTCATTGGTTGAATTTTTGCTCAAATAAGGTATTTGAATTTGAATACCAACTAAATCAGCAGGATTGATTTTGTACTGTTCATTTGAACTTGTTCTATAATAAACTTTAAAACTGCCTTTTGGCAATGTTCCAAAAACGCCATCACTGAAAATCAAACTAATTCTATCATTAATTCTACTCAACACACCATAGATATCACGCACACCTTTTTCAACACTGTTGTACACAATATTGTTACCTTCAACTGAACTAACTTTTGTCCAAAGATCTTGTTCGTCTCCGTTGCTGTCAAGTTTGTATAACCAAACATCTGTTTCGTTAATGTTGTCTGTATCAATGTTTACAGTTGTGTTAGGCACAGGACTTGTAATTGAAAACACATTGTTGTTTAATGTACCTTGTCTAAAGTGGAAAAAGAAACCACTGTTTGCACTGCCAGCACCTTGTCCGTTGTCTCTGTATAAAAATGCTAATTTGTTGCCTGGAAATGGTTCTTCTTCATAGATAAAATTATCACCCGTGTCAATACCTACACTGGTAATTTCAAACTTTCTACTTTTGTTATCAACTGCTTTAGTAAAACTAAAAACCGGGACATCTGTGTTTGTGCCGTTAAATCTATATTGTTCAGTAATAATGCCGTCAACAACAGTTTTCTTAATAGGACGTCCAAAACGTGAATTTGAAGGTAATGCTGCATTTAGAACTTTTGTAAATTGCTCATACCAATCAGGATTGGTTGCATCATTCCATAATATTGTTTGGCCGCTGAGATTGTTGTTGTTTGCATCAAATACATCTTCTGTTGTGCTTATGCTGTCAATTTTCAACAAACCATTAGCAGTTGTGTTTCTGCTTGCATTGTAACTGATTAAACGTGCAAGGCGGAGAATACTTTCTCTACGCTCTGCTGTTTCGATGTAATTTTCTCTAGCATTTAGGTCTGTGCGGAAGGCTAAGTTTTGACCTAAAAATGCAATCAAATCAATCAGTGCAAGATATTCTGAGCTTTCAATATAATCGTTATAATCTTCAGGATAGTTTTCCCTAATATATGTGATCATTGTTCTACGTAGATTGTCAAAGTCATAGCTTTGGAAATCTGCGTATTTGAAACTTTGATAAATCGTTTTCCAATCTTCTGCTAATAGAAGTCGATTTTGCCTATCTGTCGTTGACATATGCCATTCCTCACTTTATAGTATATTTACCTGAAGTAATAATGTGCGTATATTAAAGAAGACCGTTGTTCTGGTCAAATTTTATACGCATTGTTTCGCTAATACTGTAGGGTATATAAGTGAGTGTACAGTCAACTTGAAGTCCACTTTCGTATGCATCAACTGTGACAGTTTCTACGCTTATACGAGGATCATAATTGATTACTTCTGTAATGTCTTGAATAATCAATTCTTTTAAATCTTCTGTAAATGGTTCAAATAATACGTCCCAAATAACAGTGCCAAACATAGGGTTTTCTAATTTTTCGCCCTTGCGAATATGGAAGTGATTTATAATGTCTTGTTTGATTATTTCCAAGTCATATAAATTAAATCCACGTGGGTTGGCTACGGTACTGATACCTCTGTATTGTTTGCTGGTTACAGGTTCTTCTGTAGCAGGAGAACTGATACTTATATTTTTGTAAAGTGGTTTTTCATTTGTAGCCATACTGTATTTATCCTACTTAGATATGCCGCCTGATCCTAAACAGGCTTCAATATTATCATACGGTATAAACTCAGCAATTCTATTGTAATCTTGGTCTGTTGGTAGATAACAAATATTACTAGTTGTTGATTTTTTAACAGTTGTACTAGTAATGTTTGTAATTTGACCATTAATAATTTTGCTAGGTTGTGTAACCTGTACTTTACTAGCATCTAAAACATATAAACTATTCTTTTTTACAAGTTTTTTACCAAAACGTTTTGCCGTTTTTCTAGCAGTATTTGCTACATTTAAAAAAGTTTTATCGCCTGTACTTTTGTAAATTTTTCTATGCACTTCGTTAGCAGTTTCAGCAATAGCATTTGCTTGTGTAATTGGACTTTCTACAAATTTAATATTCTGTGCTACTTGTCTTCCTACATCTTTAACTATGTTTGGCTTTTTGAATGCTTTGCCTATTAGATTTGCTCCTACTTGAGCAGCGGCACCGCTAATTGCTCTTTGTAAATCTGTAGGCAAACCTTTTATTGCACCATCTAAATTTTTAGTAAATGCACCAACACCCTTTGTAAAGCCTTCAAATACAGGTCCTACACCTGGAATACCTGCTATTGCTCCACCTAAACCGTTTGCTAGTTTTCCTGCAACATCTCCTAATGCATTACTAAATCCACCCAATGCTTTTCCTATTGCTCCATCAATTGAACTTAATGCACTGCCTAATGCACCAGTTAAACCAGTTGTACTCAACAAATTTTGCATTGTGCTTGGCAAACTACCTAATAAATTATTAATACCTTGACCAGCTATGCTGCTCAACCCGCCTGCAAGTCCTTGTAAAAAACTGTCTTTGATATTTAAAACTTCGCCTTGTGTAGCATCTATAATTTGTGTTCTAACTTTGGCAGGATTAGCGGCATTTGTTGTGCCGGCATATGTTGTTGTTGGAGTGCCTACTTGTCCTGTTGCGTTTCTCACCGCATTTGTATAACCGCCTGCTAATGTGTCTGGATTTATCCAACCATTTGCTGTAAATGCTGCTGGATTTGCAATACCTTGTAGTGCTGCTGCTGCATTGGCTAGTTGCGGAGGAATTTGATTGCCAAGTTGTTGTAAACCTGCTCCAATAACACCTTGTGCTGCACCTCTAATAGCACCCTGTAAATTTCCTGTATTTGCGAAACCTTGTATAGCGCCAACTGTTGCAATAGCAGGTATTGGGTTTTTAGATGCTATTTGATTTACTGCATTTCCTAATATTTTATTGCTTTCTCTAATTGCTGCGTTTTTAAGTGCGCCCCCTACAACTTTAAACATCAATCATCCTCC